CATTCATAATATCCGTATACAAATTTGCTCCAAATGCTGCTCCTTGGCCTACTGTGCTGTCTTGATAATTTGCACCATATGTAGATTTGACTCCTGTAGGCATATACATACTAATTGCAGTATTTAATTTTTTTGTTGCTTGTCTTTTTACATATACTGTTGATTTATCACGATAGTTTCTAGGGTTATTCATGTTAATATCATGAAATTCTTGTTTGGCACCTCTTACTGCACTATTCGCTGTCTCTGTAATTAGTGCAGCTGCATTACTAATAGTATTTTTAGTTAAACTTTTTACGTCTAGATGTTTAGTACCGTCAATGAAATAATCAGAAGAATTACCCCCATATACGCTATTAACGTGTCTTTGTATCTTCCGATCATTTTTTTGACTATAACCTACAAAACCTTGCCCACTTGTAGTAGGGTTATATCCTTTTTTATTAATAACTTCTAACTCTGAACGTGTTTGTTGATTAATAAAGAACATAATAAAATGTCCTTGATTTCCTAAGCCAGGAGCTGCTTCTACGTCTAAGGGATATCTAAGGTTTTTTATTCCAAGTGGGCCAAGGTTTAATGTTTGTTTTAAAGATGAATAATCAGATGAACCACCTCTACCACTTCTACCAAATACAGCATTTGAAACAGCATTTGTTACAATAGAACTTCCAAGATTTGTAGCTATGTTACGGAATGAAAATGGCATGTATAAATACTCCTATAGTGTTTAAACTATTTATAAGAGTTATATAATATGGCATACAAAGGAAAATATATTCCCAACAATCCTAAAAAATATGTTGGTAATCCCTCACAGGTAATCTATCGTTCTTTGTGGGAACGTAAGTTTATGGTATATTGTGATAGGAATGAGAAGGTTATAGAATGGGGTAGTGAGGAAGTTATAGTACCCTATAGGTCGCCGTGGGACGGAAAGATGCATAGATACTTCCCAGATTTCTATATTAAGATAAAACAAGGTGATGGTACATATAAAAAGTTTATTATAGAGGTTAAACCTAAGGCTCAATGTAAAGAACCTATTAAAATACCTAAACGTAAGACCAAGAGATGGTATAACGAAGTAAAGACTTGGGGTATAAACCAAGCCAAATGGAAGTGTGCGACAGATTATTGTGATAACAGAGGTATGGAATTTAAAATTCTTACTGAAGACCACTTGAATCCGAAGTATAAATAGTAGTATGGCAGTTCCTAGTAAATATATGCAAAGCGTAATAGACGCATCAAAAGGTAGACCAAAATCTACTGCGTGGTTTAGAGATAAAATCGCAGAGTTTGGTACTCCTAAAGCTATGAACTTAATACGAGATGGTAAACAAGCATCTTCACCTTTTTTTGGTAATCTAAATATGTTTTTCTATGACCCAAAATTTAAAAAAACATTACCATATTATGATAGGTTTCCTCTGGTTCTACCCATAGAGAGATATTCAAATGGTTTCTTAGGTATTAATTTACATTACCTACCTATACCATTAAGGATAAGACTTTTAGATGAACTAATGGATTATAGTACAGATACTAATTTTGACAGCAAAACTAAAATAAATGCTAACTATAGTAAATTAAAAAAAGTAAAATTATTAAAACCAACACTTAAACGATATCTTTCTGGTAAGGTTAAATCAAGATTTCGTAGGGTAGATGCAGATGAATTTACAGTTGCAACCCTATTACCAGTTCAACGATTTAGTAAATCATCTGATAAAAAAGTTTGGTCAGATTCAAGGAGTATGATTTAATGGCATTACCACCAAAAAAAATTCAAACAGGACTTGCAACCAGTACTGACATAAATACTACAAAAAGTAGTCCTAGCAAGGTTAATTTAGGTACAAGATTACAAGGCAATGCATATGGTGATATGGAAGAAGTTCTTTCTGGGTATCGTACTAAAGATGGTTTTGCAAGAGCAAATCGTTATGAAGTTATGTTGCACGTACCAAGTGGATTTAGGGGAACTGGGGAAGGAAACTTACAAAATGCTGCTCCAGCAATATTGAATCAAGCAAAAGGTGATGGTACAGTAAGAAAAACTGGATTACGTTGTGAATCAATATCATTTCCTGGCAGAAACTTAGACACATCACCAGACACAAACATATATGGCCCTACTAGAGAAATTGTAAGTGGATTTTCTTTTGCAGAAGTATCTGCAACATTCGTATGTTCTGCTGATATGAGAGAAAAACTATTCTTTGAAACATGGCAAAGACTTGCATTTGACCCACAATCATGGGCATTAGGATATTATGATGATTATGTTGGTGCAGTTGATATACACCAATTAGATGAACAAGATAAGAAAAGATATGGTGTGCAATTAATAGAAGCATTTCCTAAAAATATTGAAGCACAATCACTAGGATATGGACAAAATGACACACTACATAGAATTAATGTTACTTTCAGTTATAGATACTGGAAGAACTTAACAGACGAAGCAGACTTACCAAAATCACTACAAAGTAGAATTACTGAAGTGTTAATAGACAGCGTGGAAAGAAATGTTAGGTCGCAAATACCTAAAGTACTTTCACGATTATAAAGGATGAAAAATTATGGCTTTACCAAAACTCCAAAATCCAACTTACGAAACTGAACTACCATCAAGTGGCGAAAAAATTAAATTTAGACCTTTCTTAATAAAAGAACAAAAAATTCTTATGATGGCTCAAGAAAGTGAAGACCAAAAAGAAGTTATAGAAGCTATGGCTCAATTGATAAATGCATGTACATTTGGTAAAATAGATGCAATCACCACACCATTATTTGATGTTGAATATCTTTTTTTAAAAATAAGAGGAAAATCTGTAGGTG